CGACGTTCCCAGCGGCAAGCAGGCCGACCAGCGCGCTGGTGCGCCCAACGACGTCGACAAGACCGGCGGTTCTGCCGGCGCTAAGGGCAAGGTAGTCGGCGCTTCAGAGGGCAAGTCCAGCAAGTAATGCAAGCGCCCAGTGTGGGACGAATCGTGCACTACGTCAGTTATGGGTCGCCCGTGCTTCCTGATGGTTCACAGAAGTATAAACCGCAATGTAGGGCGGCAATCGTCACTGAATTGTGTGACGAAGTAAGCGATGTCGGGTCTTGTGTAGGACTTAGCGTGCTGAACCCTACCGGACTGTTTTTTGATCAACACGTATGCCCGGACGAGGAAAATAAATCCGGCGGTACGTGGCACTGGCCCGAAAGGGTTTGAGTTATAACGATGCGCGACAGGGGGATCGGCCGTGCCCGTAGACCAGCCGATCCCTCTGTGCACCGCGGGGCAGCTCCAATCCGGTGCGTTCGCTGACCTCGCGCGGGCCTACGGCGTTGGATCCCTGGCTGACATTCTCATCGAGGCCACTCGCGCTTGTGAGACCGAGTGCGGCCGCAGGTTGGCGCCGTTCACGCTCACCGAGTCGCACCGTGCCGAGGGCGTAGACCCTGACGAGTACACCGACGCGGCCAACCTGCCCATGGACCTGCAGGGCACGTTGGGGCGGTCTTACGCGGCTAACCTCGGCGCCTCAGTGCTGGTGCGGCACGCTTGGCTTAATGAGTACGCTCCCGTGTTTCAGGAGATGTGGACGTATTCCAATCTGTCATTCGACATCGTCCGGTCCTACGGTGGCTCGCAGCTACTGACCACGTCGAACTACATCGGGCCGGATGCTGATACGGGGCACGTGCTGTTCAATCTCGGGCTGTTCATCCCGGTAGGATCATGGATCAAAATCACTTACAGCGGTGGCTACACCACGGTGCCCGCTGATCTGGTGCGCGCCTGTAAATGGATGGCCGCTGCGATCATCTGCCGGGAGATCGACCCGATGGGATCCAGCCACGGCCATTCCCCGGCTGAGCTGGAGAGCCTCGCAGTCGGCTGGCTCTCAGCATATCAGCGGACCTGATCAGCCCACTGCCAGGCACAGGTAAAACAGGATCGTGATCCACATCAGTGCCTCTACCAGATCTATAGGGGGTAGGGTGCATGGCGCGCAAAGGGCATCCGATCTCTGCCGCTACGCGTGCGAAGATGGCAGCGGCCCGGCGGGGTAAGCATTTGTCCGCGGCGACTAAGGCCAAGCTTTCAGCGGCGCGTAAAGGTAAATCGCACAAGGGCCATCCGATGAGCGCAGCCACTCGCGCGAAGATCTCAGCTGCGTTGAAAGGCAAGCACCACGCTGGGCATCCGATGAGTGCGGCAACCAAAGCCAAGATCTCCGCTGCGTTGCGTGCTCGACATCCCAATACGGTACATAAGCTGGTGAAGCACACCGGCCGGCATCTCAGCGCGGCGGCTCGCGCCAAGATCTCCGCAGCGCTGAGAGGCCGCCACTACGCCAAGGGCACCACACACCCGGCTACCCGCGCCCCTGCGCAGGGTTCCGGGCACGGCACCACGCACGTACACAGGGCGCCGATTAAGCATAAGCGCGTTCACATCAGCCGGCGTAAAGGTTTGATCAGCGCGGCTACGCACCACAGCTATAAAGGCCGACTGAAGACCACGATCCGACACCATCGGCATCGTCCGGTATTGCACCGTAAAGCGCGGGCACACCGCGTGTGGCGCCGTCGTAAGAAGTGACGGGATTACTCCATTTTGGTAAAGCCGACCGGTGCGGGCATCGACATCATGTCATCCCGGGTCAGCAAGATGTCCAGATAATCCGCGTGAACGTAATCCGCGTAAAACGGTGTGGCGGATAGGTCGCACGCCGGGGGTCTGGCGCCCTGCAGTTCGGCACGCGCCACCGCGATATCTAGATTGTCAGTCTCTGTGATGAAAACCCCGGCCAGTCCACCGCACGGCAGTGCAATGAACGTGAGCTGCCACCAGTGTCGGCGGTCGGGCGTGCGCATCACGGCGGAAGCGTCTCACAGCCCCCACATCCATTCGGCGTAGCGGTCCGCGGCTGTGGGAGCGTGCGCGCCCGGCCCGCAACCGCACCACCAGATCAGCCCATGTCGTCCGTCAGCCGTCCTTCGAGGCTCGTGACATCGCGGACACCGGCCGTCATCACAGACACCGTCTCCCCATGTGCGTTCGACCACGTATCCACCCAAGCCGCAGGAGGCGCTGATGTCCAGTGCCGATGCGGTGGCCCGGGAGATCGCCTTCCTCACGGCCAGCGGGGACGGGTTGCCCGCGTTGCTCACCTCGGCAAGTGGCCCCTGGGACGTCGTACAGGCCTACTGGCCGCGCACCCCGGCTACTCGACAGACCGGGCTCTACCTCATGCGCGCCTCGCTGGTGGGCGTCCGGTGGGCCAATCAGCGCCGCATCGAGACCCACGATTTCCGGGGGAAGCTACGCTGGCCGATCGGGGCCACGACCACCACGGTGGGTATCTGGGAAGCCGAGCAGGCCGCGTTCGACGCAGCCATAGCGCTCCTAGTCCAGCGGATCTATGCCCACCTCGGTGACCACACGCACGGCGGTGCCTTTCTTTCCGTAGCCGAGGCGCCAGAGCCCGGCCGCGTGATGGTGCATTTCGATGATCCAGAGCACACCACCTCGCAGAGTCCGGCACTGCTCAGCGCCACCATTACCTACAGCGCAGACGACTTCGAGATCTTTATCTAACGAACCATAGGGAAAGAGGGGCCGTCGTGCGCCAGCGTAATCCCGGACCGTACGTATTCGATTTGCCCACCTTGGGTGTGCGCCTACTGGCGGGTGAGGAAATCGACCATAGCGAACCGTTGGCCGGGCTCGTGCCGGTGACGGAAGGAAAGTCGAAATCTAAATCTCGATCTGATGAGTCCACCGATCGGGTAGAGAAGCTGACTAAGGGAACTGTGGTAGCTAGTTCCGATGAGGGGGTGCTCTGATGACTCAGCTATCGCGTTCCGCGGTCCTTGGTATGGCTAAAGAGACCACTGCCGGCACATACGTGGCGCCCTCGGTCTACATCCCTTTCACCAAGGCTGACTACGAGGACGTCACAGCGCCTCTGACCGATCAGTCTTACCGCGCTAACGACTCGGTACTGCAAGGACTGTACCCCGGGCCGATCGAGGCCGACTGGTCGATTGATCTTCTGGGTTACCCGGATCTGATCGGGCATTTCCTGCGTGGCGTGATCGGGCCTGACACGGTCACTGTGGGCGCGTCGACTACGTCCTCCTCACTGACCACGGTCGGCGCTACCACCTTGAACGTGACCAGCGCTACCGGCATTATTGTGGGCACCTACATTAGCATTGATACCGGTGCACTGCAGGAATATGCTCTGGTGACGGCGGTGGTCAGCCTTGCATTGACGGTGACCACGGTCGCCGGTTCCGCGGTGGGTTTGACCAAGGGGCACGCTTCCGGTGTCACCGTCGTGGCGCAGACCACGCACACATTCAAACAGAACGTAGCGATAGCGCGCCCGTCCTACTCGCTGTCGGTGTACGACACCACGGCCGGTGCCCCGGCCACGCTCGGGTATACCTACGCTACATTCTCGGATCTGCAGCTCAAGATCGACCCTAAAGCGACCGTCTCGCTGATGACGAAGCTGAAGGCGCAGCAAGGCGCGCAGCAGTCAGCTATCACGCCGACGTTCACGGCGCTGGCTCCATTGCTGGGTTGGCAGTGGACGATGGTCAACGGTGGCGCTAGCTCCACTCGCGGGCTTACGCTGGACATGACCATTAAGCGACAGATCGAGGTTATCCATTCTAGTAATGGTATCCAATCGCCGAGAGAGATCTTTCAAGGTGCGCTGGAGATCGACGCGACGTACAAAGCCATTTTTGAGAATGCGCTAGATCTCCAATTGTTCGCCAACTACACACAGACGCCTACTACGGCCACGTTACTTCAACCCGCAGCGGTAGGAGGGGCGAGCCTGGCACTCGTGATGAGTCAAAGCGGGTGGGAGAAAGGTAAGCGTGAGTTCAGCTCCGCATACGTGGAGGCGAGCTACGCTATCAAGGGCATTTATAACGCTACCGATTCGGGCTCAGCGTCGGCAGTGCTCAAGAATTTTATTACCACTACCTATTAGGGGTGTGCCATCGCAGGTTACGCAAACAGGGTTATCCATCTGACCTTCGATGAATTGTCGGAAAACCCCCAAGAAGACCGTATCTGGGTATCGTTGCGTAATCCGCGACTAGTGCCGCCTGAGGAACTGCGGCCCAAGGATGTCGTGACCGATCCCACTACAGGCGTGCCTGCCGATATAGTTGCTGCTGAAACGGCCATGTACGCGGTTTTCGCTAAACTCATCATCGGGTGGAGCGTGTACGACGCGTCCGTTATGGCAATTGACCCTGAGACCGGCGAACCACTCGACCAGCCCAAGCTACCGATGCCGGCGACCGTGGAATCAGTGGCTAAGCTCCCGTCCGTTATTCTGGGTGCGCTGGTAGAGGAGTTCACGCAGGCTGCGAACCCTCGCTAGGCCCGGGTGAACCGTACTACGAAGATGTGATCTTGGTAGCCGAATCCATTTTCGATGGAACCTGGGCTAGCGGGGGCGTGCCGTCTGAGGTGATTGATTTTCTGCTCATGCACCCGGATGGCATGGGCTGGTCATGGCAAGAATTGAACGCCACACCGATCTACGTCAAACGGTACTGTTGGGATCTGCTACAGATTCGGCTGGCCGCGCAGAAAACTGCCATGGATAAAGCGAAAGGCAAGTAGACGTGGCTACCGAACTTGCCCCCGGCCTCCTGACAGTGCTATTCCAACGGCTGGGATTGGAAGCGCACGCGGCGGTGGCTGAAGCTATGGAACCAATCGCGCTGGCCGTGGAACGCCAAGCCAAGATAAACGCCAGCTCAGGTGAGCACGCACTGCGCACCAAGACACCGGCCAGCCCAGGCAGTGGCCCGGCACGGATCTCGGGCACGCTGGTGCGCTCGATAACCCACTCGGCAGTCACACCGACTGCTGGCGGGTGGGAAGTCAAAGTGGGTACAGCCAGCGGGCTTTACGCTTATTACAATCGGCGCACCCCGTCTAGTAAGTACGGCTATTATTTGGAAACCGGCATACGTAACGGTGCCAAATACCCATGGCTGGCACCCGCGGTGCACATGGTGAATGAGATCTCTATCTACGCGATTTTCGCTGCGGCATTCGCCAAACTGAGCGTCTAGGACGGAGGCGCCATGGCTGCCGGCGCCATTGCCGACCTGTTCGTCCTGTTATCCGCTAAGGACATGGGCCTGATCGCCACCTTCGGTGAGGGCGGCGCTGCGGGTGAGCGTATGGCGGTGCAGGTGGCCGCTGCGATGACCGAGGTGGAGGCTTCGGTAGCCAAGGTCGCCGAGTCCACCCGCATGGTCGTGACCGCCGGAGATGAGATGGCGGTCTCCTGGGAACGTGACATTGCCGCGATGCGGGCCGAAACCGCTGCGCTGGCGGACGGGATGGTCGCTGCCGAGGCCAAGGCCACGGAGAGCACCGCTGCGTTGGGTGCGGCGACCGACGCGCAGGCGGCGAAGTTCTCGCTGCTCGGCGAGGCCTCAGGGATCAGCAACAAAGCGCTGATGGGCGCCGGGGTTGTCGCCGCGGGTGCCGCTGTCGAGTTCACGAAAATGGCCGGCGACTTCAACATGGCCACCACCCGGCTGGTGACCTCAGCCGGTGAGACGCAATCCAACCTGCAGATGGTTCGAGACGGCATCCTCGGTATGGCCGGCTCCGTCGGCTACAGCTCTGAGGAACTTGCCGCGGCCATGTATAAGGTCGAGTCTGGTGGCCAGCACGGCGCG